GTATGGTAGACGGCACAGATGGTCTTGGCGAAGCTTCTATACCTTTTGGCCAGCTAGCTTTAGGTTACGATTTATATAAAGATGCTAATCAAGTTGATATTTCCGCTATTATTTGCGGTAAATCTAACAGTTCAAATCTTCCAAATTATGTTGTATCAAATATTGCTGAACATAGAAAAGATTGTGTTGTTTACTTTTCACCGCCTTTAGCTGATGCTGTTACTCCAGCAAATCCTGAAACTAAAATGACAAACGTTATTGCATTTAGAAATCTAGTGCAATCTTCATCTTATTGGTTTATGGATAGCGGATATAAATATCGTTATGACAAATATAACGACGAATACCGTTGGATACCTTTAAACGGTGACATCGCAGGTCTTACTATGAGAGTAGAGCCTTGGGTATCGCCAGCCGGGTTTAAAAGAGGCCTTATTAAAAACGTTGTTAAATTAGCATTTAATCCAAATAAAGCCCAAAGAGACCAATTATACGGTTCTGACATTAACCCAGTTATTACACAAGTTGGTCAAGGTGTATTACTCTTTGGTGATAAAACAGGCCTTGGCACGGCAACAGGAAGCGCATTTACTCGTATTAATGTTCGCCGTCTTTTCATTACAGTTGAAAAAGCTATATCTACCGTGTCGGCGTCGTTCCTCTTTGACTTTAACGACGAGTTTACTCAAACGCAGTTTAAAAACTTAGTGGAACCATTCCTTCGTGATATTCAAGGAAAACGTGGTATTATTGATTTCAGAGTTGTATCTGATGCAACTGTAAACACCCCAGACATTGTTGATAGAAACTTGTTTAGAGGCAATATCTTTATTAAGCCTGCTCGTTCAATTAACGTCATTGAATTGACATTCGTTGCCACAAGAACTGGTGTTGAGTTTGATGAAATCGTTGGTCAGCCACTCTAATAAATAAAAGAAAAGGAGATAATCATGGCATTTAATATCAACGAATTTAAATCACAATTAGTAGGGGGTGGGGCAAGACCCACCCTCTTCCAAGTACAAATCACAAATCCAATTACTGGCCTTGCTGATTTGAAAGTACCATTTATGGTTAAAACCGCGGCATTGCCTGGATCAACTCTAGGTTCTTATGTGGTTCCATACTTTGGTCGTCAAGTCAAATATGCCGGAGACAGAACGTTTGAAGATTGGCCTGTTACAATTATTAACGATGAAGACTTTTTAGTTCGCAATGCAATGGAAACATGGTCAAATGCAATAAATACTCATGATTCTAATGCACGGTCGTTACCACAGGATTACAAATCAAACGCGATTGTAACTCAATTTGGTAAAGATGGAAGTTTGCTTAGAACATATGTATTTGAGGGTATATATCCTGTCACTGTTGACGCGATACCCCTTTCATGGGAATCCACTGATGTGATCGAAGAATTTGGAGTTACATTCCAATACGATCTGTGGAGAGTTGAAGGAACCACTGGCACTTCAACTACTTAATTTATAGGATGATTAATTAATGCGAATTTTTGGATTTGAAATAAAAAAAGACGTTGGCGGTGCTGATGAAGACATTGCGGTTTCTTTTGTAGAACCGACTAACGACGAAGGCGCGATTACCATAGGAAACTCTCTCGGGGGATCCTATGGTATTTCTATTAATATGGATGGAGACGCCAAAACTGAAGGTGAACTAGTAACAAAATACCGTAGTATGATGTTGCAGCCTGAAATTTCACAGGCCGTTGATGAAGTTATTAACGAAGCTATAAACATCGATTCGCACGAAAACGCCGTTGAAGTGGTTTTAGACGATACTGATTTACCAGATAAGGTAAAAGATAGGATAATAGAGGAATTTGAAGAAATTCTTCGTTTTCTTGACTTTTCAAATTATGGTTATGACATTTTCCAAAAGTTTTATGTTGACGGCAGATTAAATTATCATATTATTATAGACAATGAAAACTTAAAAGATGGTATAAAAGAAGTTCGTTATATAGATCCGCGGAAACTTCGTCTTATTAAAGAAGTGGATGAAAAACAAAAAGATCCTCATTCTGGAATTCCTTTGAAAAAAGTTAAGAAAGAATATTATCTTTATTCTGATTCAGGGTTTGGATCCAAGGCGGTTAGTTCCAATGTTTCATCTGGGCAAACTGTTCAGGGTTATAGAATTGCAAAAGATTCAGTAGCAAGAATAACTTCTGGGTATATGAATGAAAACAATTCATTGATTCTTTCATACTTACACCCGTCTATCAAACCGTTAAATCAGCTTCGCATGCTAGAAGATGCTACTGTAATTTACACAATTACAAGAGCTCCTGAAAGAAGAATTTTTTATATCGACGTAGGTAACCTGCCTAAAATGAAAGCAGAGCAATATTTACATGATATGATGACTCGCCATAAAAACAAATTACAATATGATTCTGATAGTGGTGATATTACGGACGGTCGTAAATTTATGACTATGACTGAAGATTTTTGGTTCCCTCGCCGTGGTGGAGAAAGATCTACAGAAGTAGATATTTTAGCTGGTGGAAATGCTGCAGCATTAAGCGGTGATGAAAATCTTTCATATTTTCAAAGAAAATTATATAAATCTCTAAAGGTTCCTGTTTCTAGGTTAGAGCCAGAAAATATGTATAGTATGGGCCGCGTTTCTGAAATGACGCGCGATGAAATAAAGTTTAGTAAATTTATTCGAAGATTAAGAACCCGGTTTTCAGGTTTATTTGATTCCCTCCTTGAAAAGCAATTGATTTTAAAAGGAGTGTTGGATCCAGAAGAATGGGCAGACATTAAAAATAAAATACGTTATGACTTTATGAAAGATAACTATTTTGAAGAATTAAAACAGACTGAAATTCTACGTGAAAAAATAACAACATTAAGAGATATGGAAGAACAAGTAGGTAAATACTATTCAAGACAATGGATTACCAAAAATGTTTTGTTTATGACTGACGATGAAATGCGCGAAATGCAATTGCAAATCGATCAAGAAAGAGCTAGTGGGTTATATAATGATCCAGACATGCAAGACGTGGACATAGAAGACGATTTTGATAATTCCGAAAAAGAGCCTAAGAATAATGAGCCAACGGATGATAATGTTGAAATTGATGCTGAAGAATCACTTAAAGTTATAAATAAAACAAAATCATTTAAAAAGAGGGCCTGAAATGAAAACCTTTAAAAATTTAATAGCCGAAGTGGCACAGCCAAAAGCAGGCGACGAAAAGGCGTTTAAGGATAAACATATTGTAACTATGGTTGGCCATCCTGTTGCTTTGGACCATCAGTTTACTGGCGAAATACCAGGCACGGCCAAAGTTAAACGTAGAGCAGATTTAGCCCCAGGAGAAGACGCTGCAGTTTATGAAGCGCTAGATAAAGTCAATCCAAAAGCCGTTAAAAAGAAATTTGACGACCGTAAAGACAAAGACATTGACAACGATGGTGATGTCGACTCATCAGACGAATATCTCCATAAGCGCCGTCAAGCAATTTCTAAAAATATGAAAGAAGCTGACCTGGACGAGGCTCCACGTCGTAAAGGCGCGCCAAAGATGTCTGGCGACTTTATTAAGATTCAGCGTGCAAAAGATGCAGCGCATAATGCAGCTATGGGTCGTACGAAGACCGGCCGGAAAAAACCAGTACGCACAATGACTTCTACTCAAAAATCTTTAGCTAGCATGCGTGAAGAACTTGACGAAAATGCGTGGGAGGAAATTCCAATGATGATGAATTCTTTACGCTCTATGTCACATAACATATCTGGTATTTCGCGTTACCTCCAATCAACACAAGATCCAGAAGAATGGTTCCAAAACAAATTGGCGGGCGTTGCTAAGGAAATCCAAACTCTGTATTCGTACGCAACAGCTGAAGTAATGGCGATGGGTGAAGAAGCTGAACTTGAAGAAGCTCGTCAGCTAAAAAATCCTAAAACCGAAATTATGGTTGTAGATAAAGCTGGCAAAACTATTGTTATTGATAAGACTAAACAAAAAGAATATCTTACAAAAGGTTGGATGCTTGCTGAATCTGTTAATGAAATAACCACTCCGATGAAAAACAGATTTGGTCCAGCAGTAGATTCTAAAAAGTTTAATGCATATAAAAAGCATATGAAAGCCAATAAATTAGACGAACCAACGGTACGTATGATTCATCAAAATCCAGATGATGCTGAGTCAAAGCGTATGATGAAAAACCCAGCATATTCTAAAGGTTTAGAATTGTACAAAGCCTCAATAAGAGAATCAAATCTTGATGAAGCTACAATGTCACGTGTTGCAAAAGAACTTGAAGATTATGCCCGTAAACATGGCGGCATTGATAAGATGGACTTTATAAAAGCTGCTATGATGATGAA